GAATCGTTGCTGAATTCGCCCAGATCCACGGCTGTAAAGTTGGCCAGCCCAGGGTAATAAAAGAACTGGTCAGGATGACGGCTTACAAGGACGCTGCTATAGCCATTCGGAATAGAGCCGGGAAACACAACGTAGCCGTACTGCGTGTTCTGCGACAGGCGTAGCTTGTCGCTGCCGACGACCATCCACACTTCGCCAACAGACACCGGGCCTTCGCAGATGCCGACCTGTAGGGTATAGCGGTACGTGTAGGTCACGTTTGTCTGGGTCGCACCGCCACCGCCGCCTTTGCCGCCACCGCCGCCGCCACCGCTCGACTGCTGTTGTTCGTGACGGATAGCCTGCAAATCGTTGTAATAGATCAGGTTACCGGTACAACGCTGGCGACCAATAACGACAGGCACAGCAACGCCGTAGCACGACGTCTGAATACGGAGACCGCTAATCCGGGGAGTCTCGTTGACGATGTTCTGGCCACCGCCTCCAAACATACCGCTCATGACTCACCTCTCGGTCGGAAAAATCGGACGGCTCGCTTCATTAAGCGCGAGTCCTCGTCCGCGTTCATCTCTAAAACTTCGCCGTGGCGCTTGTACGCATGGATGATGCGTGGCCACTCGATCACGATGGCACCGTGGCAAAAAACACGGCCAAAGAACCACATGGCAATATCGCCCGGTGCTGGTTCCAGTACCTCATCGCAATAACTCATCAAGCCGTCCACGTAACGCGTGTCGTCTTGGTGGAACATGATGTCTTCCGGGTACTCTGGCACCGTGACGTCTTGCGGCAGTAGACCCGCCTCTTTGCTGGCCTCGATGACCAGCATCAGGCAATCGCAGCCAGCGCCCTTGACGTTGCCCCGATGGTGGTATGGCGTACCAAGCCAACTGCGGGCGCAGCGAATGAGCTTCTGGGCATCGGTCACAGCATCGTCTCCGGAACCGGAACGTGGGGATGTCCACGGAATCGGGCAATGTTGCCGTAACCGTTGCAAGCATCACGGGTTTTCTGGCATCCCGGTGCCAGCGCCAGACGATCACCAACGGCCAGCTTGTCCGGGAACCGATAGAGCAACGTCAGGACGCCTGCCGAGTTATCGCGGATCGTGACCTGTTGGCCAGCGTTGCTGCCGGCGTCCAGAAAACGGGCAAAGCCGGAGGCGTATAGCCCCGCTTGCACGCTGCCGTAAATCGTGACCGTCAGTCCATCGGCGCTGATTGACTGGATAGTCACCGTCGTTTCTCGCGCCGCCCGATTCAAGCCACAGGCGCTGTCGTAGACCGTGTTCGCGCAAGATGCCTGGTAGACGTTGCGCGGTACCGGAGCCCGTAGATAAGCCAGCAGCGAATCGACCATGATTGTCGATTGGTACCGGCCTATCGTGCAGGGGCCGATCTTGCCCGTAAAGCGTGGCGTTACACCGACCACGCCGCCGCCCAATGGGCCAACCGCCCGCGCCAGCGTTACTTCCGCGCCGTCGAATAGACCACTCCGCAACGCCTGCGGCCAACTCATGCCGAGCACTGTCATAGTCGCATCGGCGGTCACGGTCAGTTCAAGCTGATCAACTTCCAGACCGGCGGCAAAGTTGATCTCGCCGCGCTCAATCAGTGGGGCTTTGTTGGCTCCGGCTGACAGCCAGGTATTGCCACCCCAGCTAATGTCTACGTCGGCGGTCGTGTAGCGCAGCGTTTGGCCGGAGACAAGAACGAACGTGATCAGTTCGGCTCGCCATGCGGAACCGCTGGCCTTAACCGTCTTGACGGCTTCGGATTGGGAAATCATCAAATTTTTTCCGTCGTGAATTCGACGCTGCCCGCCTTCCAGAGCTCCCACAGGAACCGGTCAAAGTCGATTGTGTCGTTCTTGAAGCGGCAGCGGAAATAAAAGATGCCAGACCATTTGATCTCTTGGCCTGCGCTGGGCGGCGCGGCAAATGTCAGAACGCCATCGGCTTCCGTGTAGCTGGTGACCGTTGAACCTGCGACCTTGACACTGTCGATCTGCTTGGCTTTGGCCAGCGGTTCAATAAAGTCGCCGTAAGCCCGCGTCAGCCGAAAAGAGCGTGTAGCGCCATCGCCGTATCCAATCACCTGGTCAGTCGCCACGCTGTCATCGTCATCCAAGAACAGGAAGGTATCGGCCTGCCCGTAAACGCGGTTGAAGAGACCAACGACCTGCTGTAGTTCTGTTTGCGCCCCAGAGCGCAGGAACTCGAACTTGAGCTTGTAGCGCCAGAGCGGGTACGTGTAGGCGGTGAAGCCGACCGACTTGCCGGAAACGCTGCGCTGTACCTTGCTGTCCCAGTAAGGTGATCGACTGCGCTCAATGCTGATCCCAGGCAGGCGCGGAAACACAAGATTGCTCATCGCACGAATCTCCGGTTCATGTCCTTCAGGGCGCGTTGCAGTGCGCTATTGGTGCGCAATGAGCGCATAACGTCCTTGCTGTCCTGCGCCTTGATGTTGATGGTCATGCCACCACCAGGGCCACCGTTAGCGGCCATGCCGCGAATCACGTCCGCTTGCTCGGCGGGCAGAATCATCTCTTTCTGGTGGGTCTGCACGACCGGGTTCACGCCAGCCGGAATGTCATAACCGCCTTCGGCAGATGCGCCTGCCATAACCATTGCGCTTGCCAAAGCAAAGTGAGCCTCTCCAACGGCTGGTGCCATCGCCCAGCCGACGTAGGGAATAGCCGCCACCGATGCCATCGCTGCCGCCGCGCCAGCCCCGGCTTGCGCCATACCCTCTGCTTTGGCGGTGGTTTTGCCAAAAATAAGGATTGCCAACTGCGTGGCGATCCAGTTCATCAGCAGTTGAACGCCCATGCTAACGAACGACATTAGAATAGACTGCGCCAAGTTAGCCATCGCTTGTTTCAGCGTCGTGGTACCCATAATGATGCCGGTGACTGCGGTGCTGAAAGCAGTGCTGATCGGGCTAAACAGGTTTTGCATCGTCACCTTGATCTGGTTGAACACCTGCATATCCTGCTTGACCATCTCGGTGTTGTGCTTCTGCTTCAGCGCGGCCACGTCGTCCAGCAGCTTCTGGCGAGCCAGACCCTCCTCCTTGATCAGTTCCAGCTTTTGCTGCAGCGCCTGCAGTTCAATCTGGTACTCCTGCTCCTTGATGATGCGCAATTGTTCGAGTTCGGTCTGCTTGCTAATCTGACCCATCGACTCTTGCATCGATAGCATTGCCCGTTTTTGATCCAGCTCTTGCAGATCAAGCGACTTTTCGCTTTCGATGCGCTGCACTTCAAGCCCCCGTAGATCCGTGGCCTGCTTCTTGTGCAGTTCGTAGATCATGGTGTTGACTTGGCGCTTCTCCTCGATCGACAGGTTGTTGCGGGCGCGGACGCCTTCCCAGTACTGCAGTTCAATCTCGGTGGTGTTGCGGAAGTACTCTTTGTCGGCTTCCAGCTTGGAAACAAGTGATGCTTTCCACTCGTCCATACGCGACTTGGCGTTTGGGTTGTTGTAGGTCTGGTTGCCGCCCGCCGGTGGGGCGGCGCTGTCGGCGTTGCCGCTCTCTTCCTGCGTTTTTCGGTACTGGCCAAGGAATGTGTTTCCGGTGCCGTTCCATACGTCTTTAAGGCCCTCGATCTCCTTAGCTACATCAGAGACACGTTCCTTCATGATGGTCGAGGCTTGGCTGAATTCGCCCGTGGCAAAAGCCATCATTCCTGCGGCCATCGCTCCCCAGTTATTGGTGACGAAGGTCACTGCCCAGGCGACCAAATCGGCCAGACCAAGAATCGTCTCCATCACCACGCGAACGGCCTTGACGATCACTGGGCCGATCTCGTTAAACTTGTTGGCCATTGCCGTCAGCATGGGCATGACCGCATCACCAATGGCCTTGGAAACGCCCTTCATGACGTCGCCTACATCGTTCATGGCGGCGTTGTATTCCATCGTCGTCTTGACGCCCTGCGGGCCAATCACGAGGCCGAGTTCTTCAGCCTTGCGGCGAGCATCTTCCATGACTTGCGGGGTCAGCTTCTGCAGCTTCAAAACATCCTCGACGCTGCGGCCAAACATAGTCATGGCGGCTTGAGTCTGATCCAGACCGGGCTTATACCGGCTGACGATCTTTAATGCCTCCATGAAAACATCATTGCTGCTCTTGGTGCCGTTTTTGAGGGCGTCAGTATCAACACCCATCTGCTTCAGCGCATCGCTGTTGTTGCGCAGCTGGCGAGCAAAGTGGATGAACGCGCCTGAATAAGCCTCGCCGTTGCTACGGATGTCATCAAGAGCGACATTGAGCACCGAAGCCTCAGAGGCGGCAACGCCAAGAATGCGGCTCAGGCTAACGGTTTCCTGCGTCATCTGGCGCGTTTCCTGCACCGCCTCCTTGAAGGCGGCACCACCGGCTAAAACCGCTGTTAGCCCAGCAAACATTCCCTTGACCGACGAGAATGCCTCACCCAGAGAGCCAAGGCCGTTCTGCATCTGGCCAACGGCCTCCTTGACGGCCTTTGCCGCTTCGGCAGCGGCAGCGGACGCACCGCTGGCGTCCCCGCCAAACCGGACTTCTGCTGAGTTGTTATCGGCCATGATTTAGCTTTCTTTGTGTTCCACGGGGAACAGATCAAACAGCGACTCGCCGCTCTCGTTTGTTTCTGACTTCTTGCCGACGCCGAAATAGCTGGCGATCATTGCGTGGATAGGCGGGTTGTCTTGCTGGTACTTGTTGATGTGCAACAGGCGGGGAATCGTCATGTGGTTATCGATGTATTCCCACGTCCACCCCTGAAAACAGGTCATGAGGTGGACGTATATCGAATCCCAGTCTACGGGTTCCCCGCCGTCGCTTCCCCCGATGCCTTGACCAATCCGGACTGACCCATGATGGCATTGATGATCGGGCGAACATTGTTCATGTCGATGTTTTCTTCCAGAAACTCTTTGTTGATTTCTGGGTAATTGCGCGATATGGCGGCATGGATCACCGTAAACACGTTGTCCATCTGCTCATCGTTCATCGTCGCGCCGATGTTTGTCAGCTGCTGGATCTTCGGCATCAGTGTGCGGATCTGCTTGAAGTTCAGGGCTGGGACGATGTATTCCTTAACGCCAACTTTGATGCTGACGCCGTCGATGAGTGCGCTCATTCTGTTTCTCCTGGTGTTTTTGAAGGTGGTGCAAAACGGGCCGGAGTTATCCGACCCGTTCCAAGCGTCCGATTACTCGGACAGGCTGAGGCGCAGCGGGTTGCCGGTGCCGTCATCCGAGCATGAGAAGTCAAACTCCGGAATGGCGAAGTCTTCATTCTTCAAGCCCAGGGTCATCTTGTTACTGATGGCCTTGGCAAACGACAGGGTGGTCAGCTTGCCCTGGTAAGCGACAGTCAGATCTGCCTTGAACGACGGGGCATAGCCCATCGGCAGGTTCTTGACGGTCATCTTCTGAGCGCCGACGACATTGGCCGAGTACTGGTAGTTGATATAGACCAGCTTGCCAGCGTCAGCCGAGGCGAACGTGTAGGTGCCAGTCGAAGGATCAACGCTGTATTGGCCAGTCGTGGGGCCGGTAGCGACACGCTTCAGCGGCGAACCAGTCGAACTCAGAACGCCTAGGTCAGCGATAAACGTGCCGGCCGATGGCGGGGTAGGGGTCACGGTGTAGCCACCCGACGACGGGATTAGCGAACCCGTGGTGTCGGTGTTGTTGGCGAACAGACCGGTTTCCAGATCCTGGCCAAAGAACAGATTGTTCCAGGCAGCAGCGAAAATACGGGCTGGCTTGACCTTGACGGTCATCTTCATCTTGCCGCGACCAACAGCTTCGGGAAACTGGTTCTGGCCGTAGAGTTCCTTGATGTCACCGGACAGTTCGATGGTGCCTTCTTGCAGCGTCATCAGGGGGACCGGGGTAGGGTTGGCGATCGCTGCGCCTTTGGCGTCTTGCAGCGGCGTCACGTAAAAGTTACCAACACCGAAAGCGAATTGAGACATGGCTTTGCTCCTGTAGAAAGAAAAAAGCCCGCTTGTCGGCGGGCTGCTGGTTTGCGGTTAGGGTGGGGTTAGGCGGTTTTGATGACCACCGGAATGATGGCGACAGCTTGGTCACCTAACACCCCCTCGTCGGTTTCAATGACCCCGTCTATCCATGCGTGGGCAACGAGACCGCCAAGGGTTTGTTTGTTGTCGATCGGATTTGGCTTCAAAGCCTCCTCGATCGCATCGATAAGCGGATTCAAGATTTGTGCCGGAGCAACGCTCTTGTCGCCGCCGGTGTTGGCATACAGGTAAATGTCGAGTTGCAGTTCCCAGATCGGGTTCAGGCCAGGAGTGCGCGTCACGATCTCGGTGCGCTGAGAAACAAACAGCGCTGGCTGCTGTGCTGGCGCAACGTCCGACCAGTGCTTGAGGCGGCGGCTGGCCGTTTTGAAGTCTGCGACGCCCTTCACAAGGTCGAAGAACTTGCTGTAGATCAATTCTCTGTTCACTTGGTCGCCCTCTTGGCTGCTGCCTGGACAGCTTCGCGCATGGTGCGCTCGATTTCCGGCTGCATTTCACGCAGCGCGGAGCGCAGGAACGATTTTTCGGGCAAGTTCACCTTGCGGGTGTGAGCCCCGACCTGTTGCTGTGTCGGCGGGATAGGCTTGCCGAAGGCTTGCGTCACGGTGCGCAGATGCGCTCGGACGGAAACTGCGCCTTTGAAGCCAAACTCATGCGTCCGGCCATAATCGACGTTGGTGCCGACGTAGCCATACACGCCTTGCCCCTCGCGCACGACGCGCTGGTTAATGCTGCGACGCAGCCGCCCAGTGCGAACCTTCAACACTTGGCCAGACAGCTTGTCCGACTTCACGCGGGCAAGCAGACGAAGCGCCATGCGGCTAACCGAGGTTTGCAGCGCGGTCTGGATGTTGGCCGGCGCAGCCGTCAGCCGACTGATCAGATCCTCGCTGCCGAGAATCCATCCCTTAATCACAGCGCGTACACCTGCTTGTAGTTGCTCAGGATTGTCCGGACCTGCACCGGAAAGTCGGTGATCGTGAAAGCCACCGTTTCGCCGCCGAGCGTCTTGCTGGCGTGGCCAATGCGGTCGCGTTCGCGGTAACGCAAGGCCACCATCTCAACCACGGCTTGTGCCAGATCCACCGGGCATTTGTCGTACCCAGCGCGATAGCTAATGCTGACGTTGCCAACGCCGCGCTCAAAGACGATGCCGTGGCGCAGATAAACAGCGCGATCATTCATGAAAAAACCCGGTTCGGTCAGGCCGTTCGACTTTGGAATGTCGCGGCCACCGATGTTCACGGACAGCACTTCGGCCACTGGAAACTCTTGGAGAACCATGAAGTGCTTGCCATTGCCATTCAGCGTGTCGCTGTAGACGTTGGTCAGAATTTGACGATTCATCCAAGTTTGGACGTATTTGCTGCAGGCGGTGACGAGCGACCCAATGACGGTGTCGTCGTACACGGCATCGGCGTTGACGCCGAGATACGCCTTGACAGCATCCACTGAGGTAAGGTCGCCCGCCGCCATGATTACACCCGCTCGAAGCCGAAGTCGCGGATCAACACTTCAGCGTGTGCCGCTTGAACGGTCACAACGCCATCTTCGTCGGCGATGTAGTCGTTGCCATCAACAGAGCAGTTGGAGCCCAGGAGTTTGACCATGCTGTCGCCAGCCGGTTGCTCGACAACTTCGGCCGGAGCCTCGGTTACAGCTTCTTGGGTTTGCTCGACGGTGTTGACCTGTTCGGTTTCAACAGCCGGTTGCTCGACAACTTCGGCCGGAGCCTGAGCCGGTTTATTTGCTTTTGCCATGATTCCTCCTGGCTAATGAATTTGGGGCAGGGAAGCCCCCGAAGGGGCCTCCTTGCTGAAACATCGCTTGGCGGTTATTAGCCGTTGGCGATGTTGGTGATGATGCCCAGAGCAAACGGGGCGTAATGCTGCAGAACGCCATCAGCGTAGACGCCGTATTCGTACTTGCGGGTACGAAGCGGCCATTCCAGCTGGTAGTAGTCCTGACGCATGTTCATCTGAACAACGTTACCGACGTTGGCCATTGGGTAAGGCAGGCGATCCGTGTGGAACAGAACCGTACCGGCTGGCAGGTTCGGGTGAACACGCAGCGGCACCTTAACGCCCATGACCTTGTTCAGGTACTCGCCAACCACAACACCTGCTTGGATAGTGCCTTGGTTGGCAGCATCGGTCGTCAGGCGAAGCAGAGGAGCGCCGCCGTTGGCAACGATCTTCTTGGTGATGTTGACGAGTTCCTGCGACGACACGTAGATCGTAGTCGGCGATAGGCGATAGCGGTTGTAGAAGTTCACAAACGCTTCTTCGAACTCGGCAATGCCACCAGCGCCATCAGAGGTCAGCGGCGTACCGGCACCAGCGGTACCGGTAGGCATGATCTTGATGTAGGCGTTGCTACCTGGCTTCACGGCTTGATACAGCAGGCCGTCAAAGTCCAGCGACGAGGTCGAGTGGTCAGCGGCCGACAGATCAGCAGCAGCCTGAGCGCCAGCGCCAGCAGCAGCGGTAATCACCACGCTGTTGATCGAGGTGCAGGCAACCAGCTTTTCCGAGCCAGCAGCGCCAACGTACCAAGCGTAGCCAACAGCGCCAGCGACAGCGGCAACGGTTGCCGAGATCTTGCCAGCGTTCGAGGCATTGGTCGTCACCGAAGCTGCGGCCGACTTGCGAGCCGAACCGCCACCGAAGCTGTCGGTCGAGCCGTCAGCGTTGGTGCGGGTGATTTGACCCGGTACCGCAGCAGTTGCCGCGTCGAAGTACTGGCCGATGCTGCCGTTGTTAACGCCAACGGTGTCCAGGTAGGCTTGCAGACCCAAGGCCACGCAAATGACCGAGTAAGTTGCATCAGCCAGCGAACCGCCTGCGCCAGCCACAGCGGTCGGCGTTGGGGTAGTGCCGAGGCTGACCGAGGTGTTGCCACCAAGGATCAGACGCTCTTCCTGAATCATCGTGCCTTCCAGCGTTTGCTGAACGGCCAGAGCCTTGACGTCTTCGAAGTTCTTCGAAGCGTAGTTGGATTCGAACGTCACGTTGTTTTCCAGACCGAAGCCACGGAAAGCAGCGAAGAACTCCTTCAGCTGGTGGTTAATAACGCCACCGCGTTGGCCTTCCGAAACGCCTGCGCGTTGATTGCCGACGTTGATGCCGGTGATGGCCTTCCAGTTGGCCTGGATGGCAAAACCACCGCTCACACGCGGAATGCTGTTGCGCAGCGGGGTAAGCACCGGGTACATCTTCTTCGACGGGGCTTCCAGGTTATAAGCCTGCAGGCCAGTCGTCGCCGAGCCGGGGTTAACGAACGACTTGATGATGTCGTCCGGTTGATTCTGAGCTGCCTTGAGCA